CGCTTTCAGTCTGAGGACGCTCCGCGTGTTCTGGTGATACAGCCCCAAGCAGCCGCCCACGGCGTAACACTTACTGCTGCGGACACAGTGATCTTCTGGGGGCCAGTGATGTCTGTTGAGACTTATAAACAGTGTATCGCTCGTTCTGATCGTATCGGGCAGGACTCAACCAAGGTGACAGTCATTCACCTGCAAGGCAGTGACATTGAGCGCAAGATGTTTAAGGTGTTGGAAGAGCGTGTGGAGGATCACTCCATGCTGATAAAACTTTATGAATCGGAGGTTGCACGATGACAGTTTGCATGTATAATATTTGACATAACAAAAGGAGAGTTGATATGGAACAAATCCCAATGGACAAGTTGGCGCGTGTGTATCTCAAGATACGCGCACGTATTCAACAGCTTACGCAACAGTATGAGTCTGAGGTTGAAGAACTGAAGGCGCAGCAAGATGAAATTAAAACTGCGCTTAAAGATCAACTGATGGCACTCGGCAGTAAATCGGTGCGAACCGATCAAGGCACTGTGATCTTGGCTACCAAGACACGGTACTTCACACAAGACTGGGATTCATTCAAGCAGTTTGTCACAGAGCATGATGCGCTCGATTTGTTTGAGCGACGTATTCATCAGAGCAACATGGCAAAGTTTCTTGAAGAAAACCCCTCTCTTGTACCCCCCGGTCTTAACTCTGATAAAGAGTATGACGTATCTGTAAGGAAACCTACTAAATGAGTAACGTAACAGTTTTTAATGCAAACAAAGCTCCCGCATTTGCTAAGTCGCGTGGGCTGTCTACTATAGCTAAATCACTCACTGGTGGTGGCGCAGCTAGCGGTAAGAACATCTCTATCAAAGGCGGTGTGTTCCGTTTGATTAGTGATGGCAAAGAGATCGCTGCAATTGATGATCGCCATCTTGATGTTGTGATTGTCGCTGCTGCTCCCAAGGTTGGCCGCACGTTTTACATGGGCAAGTACGAAGAAGGTAAGACTACATCTCCCACGTGTTGGTCTGCTGATGGTGATAAGCCTGACGCATCAGTACAAGAACCACAACATACTAATTGTGCTGACTGCCCTCAGAATATTCAGGGTAGTGGGGAAGGCAACAGTCGTGCGTGTCGTTTCTCTCAGCGTATTGCTGTGGTACTTGCTAACGATGTTGAGGGTGACCCCTTGGCGCTATCGCTTCCTGCTACTAGTATTTTTGGTAAGGACGTTAACGGGGACATGCCTCTCCAAGCGTACGCACGTTGGTTGGCAGCACAAAACATCAACCCTGAAGAAGTTGTCACACGTCTGCGGTTTGATACAAAAGCTGCTGTACCCAAGCTTTACTTCAAGACCATGCGCTGGTTGACGGATGAAGAGTTTGCGTCAGTGACAACTCACATGGAAGCACCTGCTACTCAGAAGCTTGTAGTAATGTCTTTCTCAGCGCAACAACAAGTCGCTGCCCCTGCTGCGCCACAGATTGAGGGAGCACGTCCTAAAGCCACAGTTAAGAAGAAGGCGGCTGAAGTTGTTGAGGACGCGGGTGACGACGAGCCTGAAGTCCGCAAAGAAACTGCCCCCACTAACGCAGTGCCCAAGAAGTCTGGGATTGCTGCTACTGTAGATGCTTGGGATACCGACGACTAATTAACTGGGGGCTTGCGCCCCCTTACACACTATGCCCTACTCTGAACGAACCAAAAACGCAGTTAAACACGCCCCACGTACGCTAGGCTCGCGCCTTGGACGATGGGCCATACACCGAGACTTCTCTGTATTACGTATCTCAAAATTTACTGGAGCGACAAGGCAAACGGTTTATAACTGGATGTCAGGCGTGGAGGTCACCCCTGCCTACCGCTCACGTGTACAGGAACTCATCAATATTCTTGAAAGGCAACCAACAGCCGATCACGCATGGAGACAGATATGCGAGGACTACAACCTACAAGCATGACAGACTCAGAGCTGTTGAATTATTGTGAAATACATTGGGAAGAAGTTGAACCCGATTATCTGAAGGAGTTGATACAACGTATGGCGCGTTACATAGAAACGCACATACCTGACATTGCTGAGCCAAAAGACGGACGCCAGTTACCCCTGTTCTGACCTGTGGAGTTTTCATGCAACCGCAAGAGTTTCTGGCGGCAGTCCTCCCATCGACGGGCGTGTACTGTATAGCCGAGCTAACAAGTAAAAAGAAAGAGCATGTTTTTGCAACAAACTTAGGAGAGTTTCAGCATGTCGTAGATACGTGGGTTAAGAACAGGCAGGACGTTTACTTCGCGCTTGCTACCTTCAAGCAAGAAGGAAGTCGTACCGCTAAAAATGCAGAGTTCATACGCGCTGCATTTCTGGATATGGACGGGTACGAAACCAAGCGTGATGCTGCCGAGGCATTGGATGTGTTTCTTGAAAAGACCGACCTTGCACAGTTAGGCCAACCACTTGTCGTTGATTCAGGTGGTGGGCTTCATGTGTATTGGCCTTTCACCGAGGACATACCGATTGATGTATGGAAACCTGTTGCAGAGAACTTAAAGCGTTTGTGTGCACAGGAGAACATGCGCATCGACAATAGCGTAACGGCTGATGCAGCGCGTGTACTGCGCATACCGGGTACTGTTAACTTCAAACCAAAGTACCCCAAGCCTCGTGCTGTGCGCATCATGGTGGAGGCGAATCCCAAAGCATTCGACTTTGGTACGTTTTCTGGGCAACTTATTAAGAAACTGAACGGCCATGCCTATAGTCCCTTACTGGCGCAGAAAGTTGAGATCGAAGGCGAACGACCTAAAGGCGCACGATCAGAATCAGCAATCAAGATGTTTGACAATCTGCAAAACGAGTTTAAGCTTTTGTGGATTAAAACGATTGAAGGCACAGGTTGTAAACAGCTTCAGTATTACAAGGATCACGCCAGTGAAGACGGAATGGAACCGCTATGGCGAGGCTTACTATCTTGGACAACGCGTTGTACAGATGGAGGTGACTATGCGAGCCGCATTTCGGAGATGCACCCGTATGACGAAGATCGTATGCAGCAGAAGCTGCGTGAGATTAAAGGCCCGTATCCGTGCGTCAAGATGGATAGCGAGAATCCGGGCGTTTGTACAACGTGCCCGCACTGGGGAAAGATAACTAATCCTCTTGTGTTGTGCCGTACTTTGGCAACTGATAACACTGAGAAACAAATTGAGATACATAACGAGGAAGAAGAACTTCCCGTACAGATTGTTCGCCCTGCACCACCACGAGGTTACAGCTACGGTGCGAAGGGTGGCGTGTTTGCCGACAAGACGCTTGAGGACGACGAAGGAAAGAAAACTAAAAAATCCGTCATGATCCTGCCGTACACATTGTTTGCGGTGGACATTCTCAAGCAGCCAACGGGTGAGCACGTTGTCCACATGATTGCCGAACGCGACGACGAATACCACGACATACTGCTCAATCAAAAGTCAGTTGTCAGTAAAGACGAAACCGTTAAGACCCTCGCAGCACAAAACATCATCGCCTCAACAGGCTCAGGCAATGACAAGAACTTGTTTGAGTACGTGCGCGGGTGTGTGGAAAAAGCTAGCGTATCTCAGCAACCGCTTGTCATCCCATCAAACTACGGATGGCAGAATCACGACCGTCTACTGACAGGGCACAACGCGCCCTTTGTGCATGGTGGCATGGTGTATCAGAACGGTGTGGCGCGTAAGGTTCCCATGCCTGACCTTCAGAACATCACAGCTAGTATGCGCTCGATGGGCACTCTGGACGGATGGAAAAACATCATACAAGTGTTGATCGATAAAGGACTCGATGACATACTGGCTATGCTCTGCGTGGGGTTGGGCTCGCCGTTCATGGCGTTCAGTAAGCTGGCAGGGATGACATTTCACTTAGGGTCTACGGAGTCCGGCACGGGTAAGTCGTTAGCGTTACGTTTGGCAGCTAGCGTGTGGGGGCATCCTGATCACTTCCGTGTCAGCCGCTCCACGTCTGACGTAGCCATGATCCACCATGCAGGGATGCTTGGTTCAGTGCCGCTGATCTCTGACGAGATTACGGTTAAGAACCGGCGTGACTTTGAATGGTTCCCTGCCATGTTGTTTGACTTCAGTGAAGGTAAGGGCAAGGAGCGCATGGAGTCAGGCGCTAACAAAGAGAGGATCAACACCACAGCGTGGTCACTGCTTGCACTGATGGCGTCAAACACGCACGTGGTGGACTATATGACGGGTAACCGCAAGCACTCATCTGAAGGCGAGCTGCGCCGTGTGCTTGAGCTGACACTTACAAACACGTTAACGTGGGACGACCATGAGCGTGATGCCATTGTGTCGCTGTCACAGAACTACGGGGTAGTTGGTCCCCACTATGCGAAATGGCTGTCTCAGAATGCGATGGAGGCACAGAAGCTGTACAAGAAGATTGAGAAACACATTCGTATGGATTTCCGCTCACCCGATGATGAACGTTTCTGGACAGCAGGCTGCACATCCTGCATTGCCGGGGCTGTCGCTATGGGGGGTAAACACATGGGCCTGATTGACTTACCTGTTGAGCGCATCATACGTGTGTTCCGCAACCTAGTGTTTAAGAGTCGAGAGACTGTACAGAGCAGCAAGCGCACGGTTGAGGATGTACTCAACAGCTATACACGTGAGTTCTACGGTAAGTTTGTTGTCATCAAGGCTGTGGACGGTACGCTCGCTGCAACGCTT